AACCTGAAATCTCATCAAGAATAACGACAATAACGTTATATCCTTCCCAGGCTTCACGCTCAGAGTGGCCAGAGTGTACTGTTATTGCTTTATCAAACTTAATTTCTGCAGCTTTATCGCTGTACTTACCAGCAAACCACGGTGACTTTTCAATTCTTGTTTTAAATCCTTTAAAGAATACGTTGCTTGCCTGTTGCGAGTTAATAGCAATATTAATGATATCAATGCTATCGCCTGGAGGCTTTCCGTAATATGTGGCTGGATCTTTTAAGCACAATAGTAAATACACTATATATGAAGTTGCAATGGTTGAGCAGTAATCTTTACCCGAACCCTTTCCTAACTGAGCTACCACCTCATTAGCAGTTTGTTTAAATCTTATCCTTCCTTCTTCTTCTCCGAATAATTTGATAAGGGTTGACTCTTTATAGATCTGCGAACTTTTTTCGATAAGCGTGTACTGATAGTCGGAAAGTTCTGGAAGCCCAAGGTATTCTGGACTTCTAACAAACGTTTTAAGATCGACTGGTTTTTCATCGAACTCCTCTCCATCGAGCATGTCGATAAGGTCGGTAAAATCAAACGACATCGGCTTCCTCTACTGGGACTGACTCAATTACTCCAGTAATTTGGGATAATCTCTTTGCTACTTCCATCTTACACTTAGGGCATACTGATGTAGTCTCTTTTAAAATTCTAACAAGGATGTCTTGCTTACGCTCTGTCTCTGCAATTTGTGATGCAATTTCATTGTTTTCTAATACTCCAATAGATTGAAGCATTGCAATTCTTTTAGTCTCTATGTCTGCAATAAGCTTTAATGCGCCAGACTTTATTCCTAGCTGGCCTGTTTGATCTGCATCTTCAACTGTTTTCCACGCCTCTTTGATAAGCATGGCATAGTGCTGATCCGCCCCTGAGATGGCCTCTCGGGCACGATCTCTAATATTGCTATCATTATGTACAACGTCTTTCCAATCGTCGATTAACTCAAGGACCTCTTTGCGTTGTATTCCAGTGGTGGTGGCGATCTGTGTGGGTGTGCTTCCTTTTAGAAGTTCTTCAACTACCCTGTTCATTCTGTCAAAATGCTCTGACAATTCTATTTCGCTCATTAGTCTATTATACTTTCAGTCGACTAAAATGTCAATCAGAATTAGCCTTAGCAATCTTATATAGGACTAAATATCCTATTAAATCATCGATATCGTTGTCTCCTGCAAATCCTTGGTTATTCTTTACCCTATTTAATTTATCATCAATACGAACTTTTAATTGTTCTGTTGAATCCGCCGTTGAAAATATTCTAATTGGATCTAATGCTGAGTTGCCGTACGAGATATTCTTTTCAATTAACATGTGGGCAATCTCATGACAAGCTCTCCATATTTTTCCACCCGCTGGCGCACCTGTAGACTGAAGATATAAGTCACTACAATTAAAATTCTTTACATCTGGAAATACTGGTCTTAACATTACCGCCTCCTAATTAATTGGAACTTCTCTAGGTATCTCTGTATGGTCATAGCAGAGACCTTGCACTCTTCGGCAATTTCAGTTACCGTTTTTTTCTGAACCACATATCTTCTATGTAGCCAAGTTTGGCTTTGATATAACTTCATCGCTCTGTCAGTACTTTGTTAGCATAATGTGCAATACCAAAGCTATCTGCAACGTCAAAATCCACCACATTTAAATTATACTTCCTGTTAAAGTAGTCAGCAGTTCTCTGCTTTCTCATATTTCTTAATTTGTTTTGATACCATGAATCAGCGTACCCTGGGTTTAATAATCTTATTGCCTGCTTTTCATCCTTGGTAGGGTTCTTATTACCTATGTAGGCTTGCCAAGATGAGGGTGCTATTGTTATAACCTTTGCCCCCGTTGACATTAGTTCTGCTATAACTACTCCATAAACATATGATAGTTTAATTACAGCATCTGGAGACTTTACAAATACTGCACCCTCAACAACAATGTAATCCGACTTTAGTTCTTCAAGCATAGAATGCATTTTGTTTTTTGCGTCGTGGATCTTCTCATATATATCCAGACCATTGAGCTCAACCTTGCCCCACTTTAATGGGTTATCATCTTCCATTAAGCAGAAAGCAATAGAGTTTGTTGAGGCATCTATACCTAAAACCCTATTTGCTTTTGTTTTTGCAAGACTAGCCAATGTCATCTAACATCCTTTTTACCTTGACCCTTGTAGCCAGATCAATATTCTTTTCACATGTAGCGCAGTGTTCTGTTTTATTATATCTACTTAATTGTATCTTACATTTCTTGCATGGACGAACAGCACCATTTCTAATAGCTTTCTTTTCATAATACTTCTCCATAATCCTACGATTTGTTGCAACCCTACAGCATTCATCTTTGCAATACTTTTGATTATGAGTCTTTGGCTCAAATTTTTTAGCACATTCTTTATTAGCGCATATCATGTATTAGATACCGAGAATAAATCAATTTCAACAGTGCCTACTGGACCACCTTTTGCGTAACACTCTTTCTTAACTGGACAATATGTGCAAGGCATCTTTGATTTAGTTGCACCTTCTGGTCTTTTAGGAAGGTCGCCCTCTTTAAAATTATCCCAGACTTCGCAAAGCCAAGCAAAGGTTTCTTCAATAATCCTTGTATTCTTTTCATTCATAGAGATTGGAATGACTAGGATCTCTTGGGTATTCTTATTTTCATACAAGAAGAAACCTTCCTTAGCCTTCTTTAGTTTCATATAGGTTAATAGCTGTAGCATATGGTTATCTGTAGGCTTCATCTCTGATTGTCTGGTATCCCAAACCTCTTGCTTTGCCGTTTTAATTTCACCAATCACTGTCTCGCCATCGTACTCCATAATAAGATCTATAAAGCCTCTGATTGGAGGATACTCATTAACAATCTCTTCCTCTTCCGATCTCCATTGAGGCATAGTAGAAATAAGCTTCTGTAGTCTCTCATGCGCCTGAGTTCCCTGTGCCATATTAGCAACTGCAACTGCATCGTTATCATCAACAAAAACTGCGCCAGAAAATGCCATGTACCAGTATCTAGGACACTTACCATGACCATAACCCAGTGAACTTGGACTGAATGATTTCTTGGTCATCTCTCCGTCTGCTCGTTTAGTATTACGATATGACTCATCAAGAAGTTGAGCAAATAACTCAGGATCAAAAAACTTTCCTGTATGCTTTTTAAACTTAAGGTTCTTTACAATTTCCCTAGCCATTTATGAATTATACCTAACGACATACTTAAGTGCATCTACAAGTTTGTCTATGGACTCCTTTACTGAATAATAAACGTTCTTTTTATTATTATTTACAGTACCCGCTTTATCTTTAGCAATAGTTGAATACACAGAAGACATTACAGCAAACTTGGTAGACATTGCTTGAAGCTCCATAATAAGCATGGGGGCTTTAGCAGACGGTACATCTGGGTTCATTAAAAGCTTAACAACAATTGATAAGGCTTTATCTAGGTGTTCGTCCTTCATAAAATCATGAAGGTCATTAAACTCAGTTATATTGCTTATAAGCTCAAGAGTGTTCTTATCCTCTGTCATTTTTAATCCTCTTATCCCATTTGTCTGCAAATAATCCCATTCCATAACCAACTACAAGGCCAACTAGCAAGCCCATCAAAAACATTGTCATGACAACATCCTTTGAACTAATCCATAGCCCATCCACAAACCAAATATGCCCATCAAGCCAGCAAAGACTGGTGGCGCTGGTACTGGTAGTTTAAATATGCTAAATACTGCACCTACACCCATGCCAGTAAGTGTTGTTAAGAATACTTCTTTAATCATGATTCTCCTCATAAAACTCAATCAGCTCTTCAAGAACTGACCACTCAATAATGCCTAGTCTAACTTTAGACTCTGCTCCTATAATAATCTTTAATGCTGGATGCATGTCTCTATTTACCTTAAATGTGTCTGTACAAATCTTTGCCCAGTTATCTTTATTTAAATTAAATGATGTTACCGCTTCTTTATAATCAACAAGGAACTGCTTCCATTGAGCATCGCCCTTTTGATAGTCGCCACGCCCGCTGTTCTTTTGAGCTTTAGCGCCGTCTCTTTTTACTTCTGCTCTCTCTGACATTACTGAATCTTAAAAATTGTTTCATGCCCCTTGGAACATTTCCAAGACATTACTAACTCTATCGGATCCCACAGTGCTCCACTTACATCTTCATCGCATGTATTGCATGCTCTAAGACCTGGAAGCCTTTCTAGTTGATATTCTTTTTGTTCAATTTTTTTATTAAGAAATTCATCAAGATTTGGCATTTATCTCTTCTTCCAATTTGTCTACAACATCTGGATTTTCCTTTAAATATGCTACAGCCTTTGCACGTCCTTGAAAACGTTCTCCATTTACTGTATACCATGCTCCACCTTTTTCTATTATTCCGCACATTTCTGCAACGTCAAGAGTTTCTCCAACACGATCTACACCGAGAGAGTCCCCTTGGTAATAAAAGTCGTACTGTCCTGATAGATTTGGGGGGCCGAGTTTGTTGTAATCAATAATCCAGTTAACTGGTCTTCCGACTCTTTGTTCGATAATTTTGTCGCCAACTTTAATGCCAGCCTTAATAGCATTAGCCTCAGCTTCTGACGACCAGAGTTTAATGACAGTTGAAGAAAAGAACTTGACTGCCATTCCACCCGTGGGGATGTGCGAAGCATGCATAGATCCAAACTGATTTCGTTGTTGTGAGATGAGAACAAGTAGTGTGTTTTTGTTTGCATAGTTTAACATCTTGACTGCGTGGGTCATATCCTTTGCTTCAGCGCCGATTTGCTTTGTGTCTTGCAAATCTTTCATTTCATTTCCGTCTTTTTCAAAATAAATAGCAGGTAGTAATGCAGATATGGAATCCACTACAATAAGATCAACACCTGCGTCCATTAACTTAGTAGCAACATCAACCATATCATTAACGGTTTTTGCTGGAGAGTAAATAAGGGAAGAAGAATCTACTCCTAGTTGTTCGGCCCAAGACTGATCGTAAGAAGCCTCTGAATCAATCCAGGCACAAGTCTTTCCTTCTTTTTGTGCAAGAGCAATCATTTGTAAACAAAATGAAGATTTACCAGCAGACTTATTACCCCATACGAGTACCTGTCTGCCGTAGCCCAGACCACCACGTAATGCAAAATTTAATCCGATACTTGGTGTCAGTTGCTTTTCAACCTGTACATCCTGTGCGGATTGAACTCTTGCCCTTGTCTTTGGATCTAGCTTTGCTAATATGTTATCGATATCTACGCTCATTTATACTCTCTCTTTTTTATAGTATAGCATTAAAATAAATTGCCGTGAAGCCTCGGACGTTCTTTATTTATATTAATTTTCTTTTCTAGAATTTCATCTAGGCTATGAATTAAATCTCCTGAATTTCTCATTGCCGCATAAATATCTAACAGTCTGATAATTACATCTGCCATTTCTTCAACAACTTCTTCTGAGCTTTTGTTCTTTCTAATTGCTTCAAGAACTTCTGTTACTTCAGAATGAACCAGGGCTAGCTTATTACCAACCTTGTCGTAGCTAATTGTTCCATCCCAAAATCCTTTTTCAATTGCAGTTTCATGAAGAATTGCAGCAAGTGCATCTAAACCATATTCAGTTACCAAATTACTCGAAGTCATTAATTAATTCTGCTTCCTCAATATCGCCCTCAATTAATTCACTATTAAACTTAATTTCATCTTCAGTAGGTAGTCTAAAGATAAAAGCTGGGCCTTCTTCATCATAATCTACAATAAGCTGCTTGTCTTTATTGTTGGCCTCAACTAAAGTTTTTGTTTCAACTCTTACGCTACCCAGTGTTTCTAAGATAGCAACAAGAACTTTGCTTGCCGTTAGCGAAGCTTGTACTGCATTTACATCATATTCTTCTGTCATTTTATTTCCTTTACCATTAAAGTTCCATCGTCCAAAGTGGATAGAACAACCTTACACTTCATTCCCTCTCGCATTTTAGCTAGAGACATCTTATACATTGTGGGGAAAGCAATAACTCGGGTTAATTCTTTTTGTGAATTTGAAAGAACTATGTGACTCATTGTTTTACCAGCTTTTGTTACATATGGAGTAAAGTCTACTACAACATACTCGTCTTCGTCAAGGTCGTATTGCTTTTGATATAAATAGTTTACAAATGAGTTAGACCCAGCTGGATCCATTTCGTTAACTTTTACATAACGGGCAATTCTATTATCCCCTACGAGAAGAAAGTACATCTGCCCTGTCTCAATTTGAGTTTGTTCTGTATGGAATAAACCAATAGATCCAGTTTCATCTACTAATTCAATACGTGCCCAGCCATTTCCACGCTTAATTGACTTAACCATTCCAAACATTACAAATGATCCCAGGTCTTCAAACTCTTCAATTGGTCTTGCCTGAGATTTAATGCGTGGCGGAATTCCTTCTAAGTTAAATGTAGGTATACCTAAATACTCGTAGTAACTATCCTTTTCATTTCCGCTTCTAGGATTGTCTGGGAATGCCGCTCCGCCAATTGCATTTAAAGCAGAGATAGCACGGCTATTGATTCCACTACCTTTTTTAGAAGCCTTATCAATAAACTCTGAGTAAGAAATAAATGGTCTTTGGTCAATAATTTTGTTTGCAATACTATCTGAAATAAACTTTACTTCTCCTAGACCAAATCTAATTGAGTCTTCCTTTAAGGAAAAGAATACATCAGACTCGTTGACATGAGGAAGCTTAATACTTAACTTTAATCTTTTAGCCTCAATTAGATACTCTGTTCTTTTGTCCTTGTCATTTTCATTTTTAAGAATCGAAAACATGAACTCAAGTGGATAATAAAACTTAAGCCAAGCAGTATAATAACTAAGCATAGAGTAAGCAACAGCATGGGAGCGGTTAAAAGAATAACCAGCATGCGCTTCAAAAGTATGCCAGAGCGTTTCGGCTTGCTTCTTAGAAATGTGTTTTGAAGCCCCATCAATAAAGCGATCCTTGAATTGGTCGAACTCTTTTGCATCTTTCTTCTTTCCAATAATCTTGCGGACCTTATCAGCCTCTGACCAAGTCATACCACCGAGGTGTACGCATGCCTGCATAACCTGCTCTTGATATATAATAACACCGTATGTGTTCTCGGTAAAGGGCTTCATAATTGGATGAATAAACTGGACTGCTTCATTACCGTGTTTGCGCTTAATATAAGAAGAACCTACCGTATTCATAGCGCCAGGGCGAACTAATGCGTTTGATGCAGCAAGATCTTCAAACTTATCTACACCCATCTTGATTAGCAAATTGGTATATGGGGTTGCTTCTGCTTGAAACACTCCCTTTGTATATCCTTCGCTTAAAACTTTATAAACATCTGGATCGTCAAGGGTCAACTCTGAAAGATTAATATCTTTGCCTGAGCGTTTTTTAATTGAAGCAAGTGTATCTGAGATCACAGATAAAGTCTTAAGACCTAGTGCATCTAGCTTAATAAGACCTATATCTGCAACCGTATCCATATCGTATGCGA